ATCAATGATTGCGCGTAGTGAGAACCCGTAAAAGTGTTATATGCAATGACACCAGCTACCGCAGTTCCAGCGATTGAACCTTCCGTACCTGATGTTGAATTGAAGTTCGCAAATACATCAGCGGCTGTTATATTTGCCTGTGTTGCGTTGATACGAATGTTACATGCTCCTGCCGTATTATCTGCTGCATAGAGATTTAATTGACCAGCATTAGTCGAAGAACCAAGGTTCATTAAACCATTCCCGTCAATATCGCCAGCATTGGTAAACGCAAATTTTGAGCCATCCCAACCAAGAAATACATTTCCCGTATTTCCAAAATATAAGAATCCTGATGCTCCACCATTACGTGCAAGTGATGTATCACCCGATAATGTTGGTGTGTATCCACCACCAATTTTCAAACCCATCTTAACATCTAAGTATCCTGATACCCCCAAAAATCCTGCTGCTGACCGATATAAGCCTAATGTTGTTTCTGCCGCAAATGCCAGTGAAGGAACAGTCGCTGTCCCTGTGGCAATTTGTAATCCATTCTTAGTGAAGAGTTCAATCGCATTCGCTGTAGTGTCCCCTGATGGTGAAGTGGTAGTAAGTCCTGAATCTGCTGTGTTATCAGTATAGGCCGTAGTTGAATTATCCGAGATTGTTACAAGGAGTTTAAGTGGAGTAGTTGTTCCTGCTGATGAACGATAGACTTTTCGAGCCGTAACAAATGGCGACCCAATAGGAATTGAACTAACAGCAATTTTCCCATTTGCGGTTTTATCAGTAACCGTAACTGTAGCGGTTGCCCCAGCAATTGTTTCTCCGGCAGAAGTCACAAATGTCACTGCATAAGTATGTGCTCCATTATCTACATTTCCCGCGCCAGCACCAGCAAGTGCTACCGATGGAGCTGTTGCTATTGTTTCAACGTGAGTAACAGTATAATCTTGTATCAAATTTGACCCACGTCTTAGAATCTGGTCTAAATTTTTATTATCAATTGATTGATTGGGGAACATACTTAAACATTAGTGTAATCACAAAATGCAATCGAAGCCGAACCAGATGCTGCTAGACATTTTAGAGCTTCCTGTGAATGCCAAGTAAATGTTCCCCCAGGAACTACTACTAGAAATGATGAAGTAACTGTTCCTGTACCAAAGTACACATTTACTGAACCATTATTTTCGCATTGGGCGAACATTCGTTTTGCATTTGCAGCAATGACTTGTGTCCCGCCAGCAGTAGTATCTACACTTATTGTTCCTGATGCGGTGGAAAGCGCTGCCAATTGATTTAATCCATCCCCTGATAATACTGCATCTGTAAGCAGTGCTTTTGTTGTTGGGTCTACCCGTAACTGGGTAATAAATTGGTTGGCATCATTGGTAACTGCCGCAATGACAGTTGTATGGTTTTCATCTCGTTTAATGATTTCATCTGCCATATATTTATGCTATGTCAACTCGTAAGTAGCCATTTCTGCTGTCAATCACAAGCGGTTGGATATTTCCAAGCTCATTCACAGCAAGCGCAGCCCCTTCATGGTTTTCGTCTATTTTAGATGTTGGAATAGTTGCGGCTGTTTCAGGGAGATAATACACGCCGACGAGCAGTGCCCCTGTTGACGGGTCAACCAACAACGGAAGTGCGTTACCGCTGCCGTCGTCTGCCATAGCAACATACTCGCGGTTATCATCTATTTTTATTGGTCGAGCCATACCCCTTTTGATTTAGCGTACTCTATTGCTTGTCGCAGAGCCTCTTGTCTACTTTCGAGCTTACGCACGTCATTTTGTAGCGATGTTTCCCTTAATTTTAACGCGTCTCTTTCAAGCTGTACCGCCGTTTCTGCCTGCCTAATAACAGCTAAGTCGTCTCCTTTCTTCTCTGCGTGAGCTTTAGCCTCTATGACATACTCTTCCCATGCTGTTCCTAGCTTCTCTTGGCTTACCCGCACAAAAGCCTCCTGCTCCTGTATGCGTAGTGCCCTCTCTCGTAGCTCATGCTCTTGTTCATCGATGTCATCGAGCTTGTCCTGAATACGCTCAAGAGATAGTCGTACATGCTGTTCGCGCTCCTCTAAGGCGAGTACTCTTTCTGCATATTCAGACTCTTTTGTCTGAATGTCCGCCTCACGTTTTATCACTAATGCTTCCCTATTAGTGATAGGTTTTAATGCTTCAGCTTTTCTGTTTTCAAGTGAGGCAACCTCATCTCTGAATGGCTGTATCTCAGCTTCAAGCTCTGCGAGAGTTTTGAGCTTCTTTTCCTCGATAAGTGAAAGCTCTGCATTCTTTTGGTTTCTCAGCTCGTTTAGTTCCCTGCGCTTATCTTCTAATATCGTCTGCACGCGCGTCGCAGACCGTGCCATTTGACCGACACGGCTCTGCTGGGCGGTAAACACCTCTTTTTTAGAGAGCAGTCGCATCGCTCAATCCTTCAAAAGAATCCTCTGCTTTCTTAACCTTTGGCGGGCGACCCATGCGCTTTTTGGGAGCTTCTGGCTCTTTTACTTCTGTTACCGGCTTCTCAGTGTTCATCATTGCAACCTCAAGGCCAAGTTTTGTCGTTGCGCTGACTTCACTGTCCAAAACAACGCACTTGTTCATCAACTTAATAAACTCCGGGTCATCATCGGTAATCTCCCCCTTGGGGCCTAGTTTATTCAACTCACGACGAGTTAAGTGCTTAGCGAAATGCCGTGCAAGATATTCAGGAAGCATCATTGTGCGGCCTGCTGCAAAAACATACGGCTGGCTATCCCAAGTGTGGGTAAAGTCCTCGTCGGTGTAGTTAATGAATGTAACGGCTGTGTTCATAGGTTCTGTTGCCAGTGGGTGAGTCTGGTTATTAGCACCCGTTGGGGGTTTTGAAACGGAACCCCCGAAACCGTCCTAGCTATTAGACCAAGTTGAGCAAGACACCACCGTATTGCGTATCCGCAATACCCGTGAGTGCAAGACCGACGGCTGCCTGTACGCCTGCGAGAGGTTCTACAGCACCAGCTACTGCGTTAGATGCTACCAATGCAGTACCAACGGTAACTGCACCGTCAGCAAGCAATGCACACTCACCTTTTGTCTGCAACCAGCCATACTGTGCCGCTGTAATAGCAGTTACACATACACCTACTGGAGCAGATGTAGCAGTGGTTGGGTTGACAATGACGTTGTTGAATGGGTTTGAAACCAAGTCACAACGAGATGACGTAGTAAGAGCAACTACGATAGGTTCAGCGAGCGTTACAACCAAGTTGGTTGAAAGTGCTGCCGCTGGGTGGCTCTTAATCTTATATGCGTATCCTTGGCCTGGGGTTACAGTAACCACGAGCAAACCACCTGCATACTGGTTAGCAGTTGCGGCGGTTGCACCGAGAGCCACGGTAACGGTTGTGTCGCCAATAGCGGCAGCAACTGGGGTCAAGTCCTGATGGTTTGTGACCTCTGCCGGTGCCTGGTAAAGCTTACCTGGAACACCTGCAACGGCACCCATTTTCACATAGCGGAACTCACGGCCGTCGCCTGTGGCGCAGCGTGAACCGACTACATGCAACGGAGTTGAGCTGTCGCTAGCCAAGTTGGCTGCTGCGACGAGAATGTCTCCTTGAAGAGCTGAATTCATAGATTTATCTAATATCTTAATTAGTAGACGAACGCTACCGGAGCTTTGTCAGCCGTGAAGGTTGATGGAGCTGTGATAGCTGCAACGGTTCCGTGCGTCTGTGATACTGAACCTGCCCAAATACCACCTTGGGTAAAGGCTGGTACTGTGCGGAGTTTAGCAGTAGCACCGTTTGCGCTGATACCGATGAAGAATCGACCAGGGCCCTTTGCTGCGTATGTCGCAGTAAAGTCAATAGCCTGAATGTTTGCAGCAGTACCGACTGTTGTACCTCCACCAGTCAAGACGGAGTTTGCGAGAGGGTTACCAGCTGAATCGTAGAGCACTACATATGCTTTATCCGTACCACCAACAGAACCAATCAAGAAGGCAACGCCTGTGATGGTCATGTTAGCTGGAATAAAGACAGATGTTACGAATTGTGTACCGTTTGCAAAAGCAGTATCAGTACCGCTTGTTGCTGCGATTGGCTGCCAGTTGCTAACGCCAGTCGGCTGGGAGATTGGAGTAGTACCACCAGTACCGTTCACAAACGCCTTACCTGCTGCCATGGTGGTTGTACCGTTCAAAGAAATAGCACCAGTACCAGTGGCAAAAGTGCCAGTGCCACCAGACATGTCCATGCCTTTGTTTGATACATAACCGTCCTCCTGTACTGGCGGAAGATATGTTTCAATTAAGCGTGCCATATATTGCAATGATTAGCTTAATTATACAGAAGTAATACCAGTCAACTTACCATGACGCTTCGGGTTGGTCGTAACGAACTCACCACCCAAATACATAAAGGAGTTAAGTGATGCACTGTTTACCGGCTTCACCCAGCCTGACCACGAGAAACCAAGGCCCATAACTGCTGGGTAGTCGTTACCCTGCAAGTCAACGGACTTGTATTTTACCGGCTCAGTGTTTGCCATCGGAAGAGCGTAGAAGTCGAGGTAGTCTTCGTTCAAGAAGAACATGACACCTGACGTACATTTTTCATCAGCAACGATTGGGAAGCCCTTGAAGAAGAGACCAGTATAGCCAGTTCCACCAACGAATCCAGTGCCCTCTTTTGAAATAGCACCACGAGACTTGATGACGTCAACGGTTTTAGCAACACGTTCCTGTGGCTGCAAGAGCTGTTCATACAATGAGAACACCGCTTTCGTGGTGATACCAATTGTTGGCTGTTGAGTACCGGAAGTGACGTTGTTGTACAAAGTGCTCATCTTTGCGAGCGTCAACGTACCTGACGATGCAGTCACAGTTGAAGCGAGCGTCGGATAGGTGGTGCGTGAAAGACCACCAATGGTTGAAACGGAAGAACCGTCATCAACAATTGCGCCAAGGCCCAAGAAATCCTTTGAGGAGTTACCAGTGCCGTCGGCGTAGAACATGGTACCGAGGTCATCTGCCATATCTTGTGCGCGTGACTTCATTTCGATTGCAGCGAGGTCGAGTACCTTTTCCTCAGTCATGTTCACTGACAATTCATCGAGAGGCAATGCAATGTTCACGGCGTAGAACTTCGGCGTATAAGACAAGTTTACGCGAGTGTCTGATGCGGTTGTTGGCAATGTGTCAAAACCTGCAAAAGAGGAACCTGCAACACCTTTTTGATACTTAACAGGGAATTTCATCGTTTCACCATTCCATTTCTTTGCGGCACGCAGGATGCGACCTGCGAGCACGTTGGAGTTGAGAATGGTATCGACTACAGCCGGAACGATGTGCTGGTTTGTAGTCGTTGTAATTCGATTACCGAATGCCATATATTTATGTTATTTAGTTATTTTCTGCGGTACGCCAGTCAAATGGGTCGCGTCCCTTAAATTCTGACGCTGTTTTGAAATCTGGCTTCTTTGCGTCAACGCTCTTAGGGGTAGAAGTTACAGCTGCTCCAATCTCTTTTCGTGCCTTTGATTTTTCAGCGTTTACTGAACTCTTTGTGGCTTTCAAGATAGAAAGGGCTTTCGTGAAGTCGATGTTCCCCTCATCGTCGGTCGGCTTGTAGTCAAGTGCAACCTTCTTGAGTTCATTTTCATCAAACTGTTCACCGCTGTCTTTTAGTGACTGGATATTCTTTTGAACCCAATCAATCCCCTGCTTGAGCGACTGTTGACGCTGTTGCTCCTCCTGCTGTAATTCTTTGGCAACTTCGCGTTTAATCTCTTCGCGCATAGATGCCTTCTCCTGCGTGCTTGCTTCGTTGTATAGGCGATAAACCTCAGGGTCATTGCCATACAAACGCGCGAACCACTCAGGCACAGCAGTCGGCTGTGTGTCCCGTGACTTAGCTAGTTCGGTGACACGCTCTGAAACATCGTCGAGGCGAGAGAGTTTTTCCAACATGAGCTCGTTTTGCTCCTTAAGCGTCTTGTTGGTTTCGTACATCTCCTTCCACCGAGGATGCTTATGAAACGGTAATTTACTTTCGTCATCAGTACTGTCCTCTGGTTCGCCCTGATGCGATGGCGACTCTTCCGTCTTGGTTTCTGTTCCGGTTGGCGACTCCGCAGGTGTTTCCTTCACCTGTTCATCCTTTTTTTCATCAAACATTGAATCAATAGCTTCATCTGAATCACTGTCTGACGGGATGCCCGCCAAAATGTCATCTTCCATATTTCGCAGGTTTTGAGAGAACCGAGAAACTCTTTTTTACTTATTATTCCTGATAAACTCCTTCGTTTGGTTCGTATTCGCCAGGCTCTACCTTTGGTACATACCCGACGTTTTCCTTGTAAATGAGCTCTTCCTCTGGTTCGTTAGTCTTTGTCGTCATACTCGTCGTCATCATCTTGGTATGCCTTTTTGACAAAAAACTCACCTTCGTATTCTCCGCTCGGCGTTTTCCTCTTACCGACCATCTCAACCTCAATGTCCAGCGTGTACGTTTCCCCCACCTCCCAGTCCTTAATCTCCTTGAGCTTTTCCGATGTCACGCACAGCCGCGGCTCCATTTCTGCCATGATTGCGGTCGTCTGTGACTTAATCTTTTTTTTCATGTCCATACTATTTTTTGTGAGACGCTTTTAATGCACGGAGTTGTTCTTCAAACTTTGGCTTTTTCTTGAACTCATCGGCAACCTTAGGAACGTCTATTTTTATCGGCTTTGTTTGCATATTATTGGATTGGTACTTGAGATAGGGCAGGGGCTGGTTGCTCAGGCTGAACGTCCCCTGAAATCTCTGCGCCTCCCGCTGGTGCTCCTGGTCGTGGTTGTGGGGCTGTCATCTGCTGTTGTGGCATCAGGTCAGGGAATAACATCTGTGGTGCAGTCTTCCAAATAAACAACTGTTTTGCGCTCTCTCGTGGATTTGAGAATTCAAGGCGGTCAAAGAGGGTAATCGGGTCAAGTGCTCCAGCTGTCCATAGGTCAATCGCTTCGTTCCGCTTCGTAAGAGGGTCTTTCGGAATCATTGAGCCCTCCTTAACGCTCACCGTGAAGCGATACCGACCAATCTCAGAAGCTGAAATCTGTACCATCTCACGAGCACGCTCTGCGCCAAGGACAACAGCTGTGTGTGGTTCGTCGTAATAGACGTACATAAGCTGCACGAACCAGTTGTAGAGGTTGTCGCAGAACTGCTCGAGATATTCAGTAATCATCCCCCCAATACGAGAGCTATCCTGTTCGCGAGAAATAATCTTTCCGCGTACAGTTTCCTCTGAGGCGATACCCGACGGTGTTGAGCCACGAGTTCCAAAGACGTTTGCGAGTTCACTTCGATAGTCAACAAGAGACTGATACAAGAAGTTTGGCAACGCTCCGGCGGAATCAAACTTAACGGAGGCATCAACTGACCCTGTAGGTACCCAAATAGGACGACCCTTACGGAACGCATCCGCAACATCTGCTGCCTGCTCTTGCGAGAAAGCATCACCTGAAATCTTCAATGTGCCATTCGTGTTGTCTGCATTGCGGTCAATCTGGCGTAGACGCTTGTTTACCAAGTCCTGCATTGAAAGATTCTGCTTGATAAGGTTGGCGTCATCGTATGGGTGAAGGCCAAGGTTAAACACCGACAAGAAGATGTACGGCTTCTTTGGCATTCTGAAGTGGTTGCGGCCTGGCACTTGCTTCTCTGTTACTTGGCCCATCTCATCTACCGTTGGCTCTGTAGACTCATAGTTCCAGTGCGGGTTCTTTACCTTTCCCAATACATGGCTTTCGAGCGTCCAAAAACTAAAGGTGTCCGTCCACCATTCGATATAGCGAACTTCTGTACCGAGTTTATCCTTAACGTATTGTGTGATGAAAACCTTGCTCTTTGGGAATCGCTTGATGAGGTTTTCAGCCGTCTCTTTGCGATACTCACCAATATATTCACCAAGATAGTGCCCTGACTCATCAATAGCTGCGTCGTTATCTAAGATAAGAACCTGCGGACGAAGTACCTGACAAGTGATGTCATCTTCTCCCAAGTCCCAACCAACTTTCATAACCCCCACAAAATAGGTGCTCCAAAAACGTAATGTCTTTTTGAGTTTGAGCTTTACTCGAAGGCGGTCAACCTGAAATGACACCATCTTTCGAAGCGCGTCTGCGTAGGGCTGTGCTTCTGATGGCCCTTCAATAACTGGGTCTGGGTTCTGACGAGTAGCAATAGGTAAGAACGTCTCAACGGCCTGGAAAATAGCGTTGTCCATTAAAGGACGCTTGAGCTGTGCTTCTGGTGTCCCGTCGAATTGTTTACCCAACCAATACTGCTCGTTTTCGTTCTGTGCTTTGGTGAGGTCGCCATTCTCTTTCTCCCACTTAGCCTTCCAGTCTCGCGATAGGAGGATAAGCTCGTCATCGTCCATGTCGAGACGAAGCTCAGGAAGTAGCTCATCAACAACTCCTTCTTCTGTCTCAGCAGCCTGAGGGTTTACTTTGTTTGCCTTCCCTCCGAGTGAAAAATATCCGTCTAACAGTGAAGCCATAATAAAAAAACGAACACACGATGTGTGCTCGTCGTTGGTTTGCGATTCAGGTCGCGCCGCGGATTAGAGTTTTTGCTACTTAATTATAACACACCCAAAAACAGTGTAAAGCTATTTACCCATTTTATATGATACACGCTCTTCTCGTATTTCTTTTAGCGTCCCCTCCCCGTCAAAGTGAAGTACTGCACTGCCGTTTCTTAGATTCAGCACTCCACTATCAAGGATTTTCTTAATAGAATCTTGGTACTTTCGATACAAAACAAACTCCTCTGCCTCTTTGTTAGAAAGCTCTATCTGCACCGTAGGTAACTTACCGACGACGAGTAGCGACATATTATGTTCTCCAATCGTTAGTTTCTTCGTTTCTTAATTGACTAATACGCAATCGTACATTCCCTTCATCATCCTGAATAATTTGGTTCTGGGTATCCAATGAGATGTGAGGCTTTGCAGTAAACCCATTCCCTCCACCAAACCTGCTCATACCAGCACGCCAATACGATGTAGCATGCACAAAGTGGTCATTCCCTGTTTTCTTCGCCCATTCAAACTGTGGAACACCAAGAGCGTCTTCGACTGTAACACGGTAAACATCGTCCCACATTGAATAATACTCAGCCCAATCGTCACGTGTTCCTTGCAGTGGAATACGTCGGTCGGCAAACTCATCGACGACTAATTGTATCATACGGTTTCTGTCCACTATTACATTGCCTGCCTCTGCATTCTCGCCCCAGCGGACAAGTTGCATAGTCTTTCTATCGCGTGCGTAATGACACAAGAACACTCGCCCAGGGAACTGTTCGCGGAGCTGACGCGGGCCCGTGATGTCTGGCATAGCGTCGACAACGAGTATTGACCGCTCAAACTTCTTTAATAGCCGGGCTATATCTTCCCATTTCTCTGTCTTTCCGTAATAAAACAACCCCTGCGTATTTCCGCAAACAAAATGCTTTACAATCCCACTATCACACCCAATGACTACCCGCTCTTGATTATTGATGTTCTCTGTGAGGTTTCTGAAGATTACATCAGGGGTTACCGTGTTGCCTTGTCCAACATACGGAAGCCCTAGCACCATGTTCCAAAAATATTCCTTACTCTTTGTGTTGTAGTAATCAATAATCTGACCAGCCTCTACCCACGGAGCCATAAGTAAAGATACCCAGTAGCCAGAGTATTCAGCATTCTTTACTTTTTGTACCCACTCTCCTACGCGACGGTCTTCCCTTGAGAGAATCCCTTTGCAGTACTTACAGACAAATGTACGCGCGATTAGGTCAATGCTATCCGGCCAATCGAGAAACTGACGCTCATTACAGTGAGGACATTTGATAAACCAATGCTTTTTATCTGACCTGTCCCAGTACTTATCGACACCGTTACCTGGCACAGACGGGTTAGAGAAGTGCCACTCCATACGGTCTACTGAGTGCTGCGAACGGGAAGCGTATGCGGCGATAGTATCCTGCTTGGAGCGGTCTTCTTCGTCGTGCACCAAGAGTGACGCAGATACCATAAGAGCTGCTCTATCCGTCCAAGTACCACGATAGTAAATGACGCTGTTACCGACACGCTTTTGCTCGACGCTGTCCTTATCTGCTACCCATTGTTGGAACACGGGATTTTGAGCAATAATACGGTTTACCTTACCTCCTACGAAATCCTTTACATCATTGCCTGTCGGGAGCGTGTAGATAATATCAAGCCCGCGAGTCTTCGCGAGCCATAGTGTTTTAATGATTGCCAATGTAGAAAACCCAACCTGCGCTGCCTTGTAGATAACCAACTTCTTCGAGAAGTCTTTGTACATGTCCCACTGAAACGCGTGGTCTTTGAAATCTAAAAGAATCCCCGATTCGTTCTTAATCTGGTATTTCTCTAGGAAATAATGCAGGCTGTGGTTCTCTAGGTTCATTTCAGTGAATAGACACTCCCATTATCTTGATAAGTACCTGTTTTCCAACATCTCCTGCACTGTGCCCAGCGAGTACCTTTTTGCAAAAGAACCATCGGTAAATCCCTACATGGCATAGGCACCAACCAAAAAAAGTTCTCCTTCGTAGCTTGCTATCAATGGTGGTTTTATCTCTCACAACTATACCTCTACCGCCAAAATATCAGACTCATCAAGAATCCATAGCTTCTCAACTTTTGCAGATTTACCGTCGCTCATTAAGACATCATCAGGAGCAAACTCTTTGAAAATAACAATAGCATCTTTTCCTGCAATACTTGAATTACTCTCAATTACAACACCTTTTGTTGTTGACACTTTCGTAACCACTGAATCAATGATGATACCACCTGCTGTTCTTTGCTCTTCTGCCAACATTGGCTTAATAACCAACTTCCCTTTTACGGGTACAATCATACTAATTTATCTCTAAAGTTAAGATTAAACACTGTTTCATCACGAAGTATTGGAGATAGCTTTGACTTGGCATCAGCCCAAATCTCCTCCGTCGAACGAGTATTCTTGTTCTGGTCGATAGCTTTATTCCAACGCTCTGCTGCTGTATCACCATAGACCAGGCAGAATATCTTGCGATGTGTTCCAAACGGCTGAACAAAATCTTTGAAGTGGTCGAGAAGATACTTTTTATTGTCAAATGTATCACCCACCTTGTTATATCCAACTTTCTTATGACACGAGTCACACTCCTCTACTTGGGAGCGTACTGATTGCCCTTTGATACGATATGAGTGCAAGAAGCTCTTTGGGCACAGTGCTTGCTTAGGAACTAGGCGTAGGTTCATAACAATCCTTGCAATGTTTCGTCTATCTCCTCTGGAGACTCAATGATAGCTCCTCGCTTTGCTGTAGAGGCCTCCAATTGCTTGTATAATCGTTTTGCTGGCTGCACTGCGTCTGTTCGTACCAACACGGCAATGAGAACGCTTATAATCAATCCTGTGAGTAGGCCCAAGACAAACATCATACTAGGTCGCTGGTTCAACTACCTCGCCCTCTTTTGGTTTCTCCTCTAAATCAATGACGCGCAATCCCAAGCGCATCTCGCCTTCCTTGCCAATTGTTACCTGTGCCGTGATGTCGCACTGATACTTAGCAGTTAACTCTTTAACACCTTCGTAAAACGCTTGTGCTCGTTCTTGGATTGTCATACCTTCTTCTTTTTTAATTCTTCCTCAACACGCGACACAAGCGCATCAAGGTTTATATTAGTTTCAGGGATAAGAGGTACACCTTCAGCACCAGTCAACTCTGTCTTTTGTAACGGTTTACCGTCGAGCTGTTCCCATACAGTACGCATCATGGAAACATCTTGGTCAACGATAGACTTCTTGAGGATAGCCTTGATAAACAGCGTCTCATTGGTTACATCCTTCTCCCCGTCTGCAATCTTTTCTAGCGCGTCACGAACCTTAGTAGTGAAGCTACGAGCACCCTTTGGCCTACCGTTTGGATTGAGAATAGTCCCCGGTAGTATGGTTCCATCGGGGTTACGGCCTCCCATTTCTGTCCTATTTTCTGATGGCATAGTTACGCATTATACCACGCTATTTCACTCTTGGTGTATATCCAAAGAAATCTCTATCTCTGTAATGCCTTTTTATAAACCTTGAATAGGCATAATCAAAGTCTCCTCTGTGGTAGTTGTTATGAAACTTTTTACAGTCCTTACAAACAATCTGATTGCCTACTCTTTTGAACTCTGCGTCGCAATGTAAACACTTCATCGCTTCCTCGTTATATCTTCCGCAACAAAAAACGCTCCGACAATCATACCGAGAGTGAATAGGGCAATCCAAGATATGAGGATAAGAAACATCATAAGGTGAATGATGAAGTGCCAACTGTGGAGGCAGCCACCGACGGAGTAAACCGTCATCATCACTCGCCCCATGACCTCTTGCTTGGAAGTAAGAGGATAGGAGTGGTACTGGTTTTGACCAGATACTTGTTCCGTTTGTATGTAAGAACATGCCGAGGCACAGATGAGGAAGCAACGGCTCAAATAAATCCGAAGATTTATAAACGTTACTATCCCCGTCTGTACCCTGTATCGGCACCTTGATAGTCTTATGCAAAGGGGTCGTCTGCACAAAACATGCAAGCGATACAGAGCACACTTACGGTGCATTCTTTATTTTACCACCTTCTTCTTTGATTGCAACGGCTTCCGTGTGGATAATTCTTTATCTAGTCTCTCGATTTCAGCGGCTAGACCTTCATGGATTTTCCACCAACGGTCAGAGGAGCTTTTATAACAGTCAACCGTCTCTCCCCATTGTTCAAGAGCCTTTCTTTCTCGGTAAAGGCCGACCGATAGACCTACCAAGAACGCTAGCACCAAGGCACAAATAAATAATACTATTTCCATATTCGTCACTTAAAACAATCCAAATAACCTCGGTCGAATTGGACTACCCGAATGCAGGTCTAACTTTTCTGCCCTTACTGCCGCTAGTTGTGTTAAAAGTATCTGACGCTCAACTTCGTTACTTTCAGCTCTGATTTTACTTTCTATCTCGTTAATACTCTTTTCTTTCATCTCGTAAAACTTTTTAATTACCAATGATTGCACATCTATTAAATTAACTAGTGTAAACATAATTTATTTACAGATTACACAAGATTAACCCACCAACATCGCGCAATACAACCTCGAGTGACCTACTTGTCGACATTCTTTCCACACAAGTCTCTGCCATAAAAACATAGCCGCTAGCATGACAGATATTATCAGTACGACCCAGCTACTTTTTTTCATAATTTATCCACTATTTAGTAGTTTATTCCCCAGACTTATTCACATCTTGCAATAAGGTATCCAATAAAACATCCTGTCATTGCAAAGCATAAAACTGAAACGAAAAAGGCTATCTCACTGTTGGGTAAAAATCTATCAAGTCTTGATAATTCTAAGATTATAATTCCGATAGTTAATAATTTCCAGTTCATATCTCTTGATTATGACTCTATTTTCGTTTATGCTGTTTTAATTACCCAGACTTGGTATCCGATACCTTTTCCGTCCTAACTCGCTTTATGCGCGAAACTAGAGCGACTAGAATGGCGACGAAGACGGCGGTTGAAGTTGCGTTTCCTGTCCTTGCGTCGCTTGCTCCCGTTTCTCACTCAAGTACATTCGCCAGTCTGGTTGGTTCTCTACCTTCTTGTCTTTGTTCGCAAATACCACCGCGTCAGTCTTTACACCGTTGATGGTGATTACCCCTGTCATAAACTCTATCCCGCTCTTTGCTGTCTTTTTCCAAAAGGCACCGAGTTCTGTCATTTTTGGCTTTGCGTTTTGCATATTTATTTTAATTCAAGGGATTTATACTTTTCTACAATCACTGAAACTTTATTTATAATCTCAACCGCTTTTTCTAACGCCCACTGTGTAGGGTCTTCGTTTTTTGGTACAGGCTGTCCGCTATTACACGCGATAAACAAAACATCTTCAGATAGTCCTCCTGGGTGATTCATCAGGCTATCAATAATTATTTTTTCAATATCATTTTTGCTTTTCTTCATATCAAAACGGTATTTCACTAATTAGTGTTGGTTCAGATAATCGATACTGATTCCCATCTTTTCTTTGCGCTATCTGTTGCATTGATTCTAATAATCGTTCCGCGTTGCTTGTTGGTTGACCCAGTGCTTTCGTTCGGTCGATAAACCCTTGTAATCCCTTAAGGAGCGACGCTTGCCCTTCTGCTCTGTTTTTCTCTCGGGCCTTTTTGTCTTCGGGGGTTACGGACTTAAAATGTGGGTAGTCGGTCTTATGAGAAGCCTTATCGGGATATTGGCGTGCAAACTCATGCTCGTTTAATATCTTTGCAATTGCGTTAAATCGGATATATTGCTTCCCTATCATTATCCCCGATATTGTGGTGTCCCCACTTTGAGATAGTAAGGCGTTTGATTGTGTCTCCGTGATAGTCATTGATGTCCCGTCAAGGAAAACAATGTGGTGCATTGGTTCGTATTTTTGTGGTGTCATATCTGTATGATTCGTGAAGGGTTTTTGTATGTTTTCGACCGAGCGAACCATGTTCGTAACCTTCTGAATACCTCAAACGTCTTTTCAAGTTCCCACCTTTGCTTCGTTCCGTTTTTATTTGGTTCAGTCCAGTACAAAACAAAGTCCTCGATGTTTTGGCGTATTAGTGGTTCGTATACCCCTTTTTGTTCAAGTATCTTTTGAATGACCAGCTCTTGATTATTTATTTCTGTAAAAAACGCTTCTGCTTGTTCCTTTGGTGTGCGACTTAGTACCTTTGGTTTAATGAGCCGCTCTTTCGTCATATTTCTCTAATACTAAGTTACAAATTATTTTAGCCATTGAAATACCTTGCCTCTTTTTCTGTTCCCGTAAAATCTTATACACTTTATCAGTAACCCCTATCAGTCTTTTTATCTCCAACCGCTCTTTCTCATCATAGAGCATAGTTACTTTTAATATGTTAAAGGTTTAATATGTTTTAATATAAGTTCAACACCACCCACCTCTTTTCCTATCCGTTTCTCTTCTAAGCAGGTTGTCTTTTTTTGAAAGTCTGTCTTAGTAAGAGTGTTTGTTACTTTCCCTAAAAACTCGTCCCCTGATACAGGGTTGAAGTGTAGGTAGTTTTTGTAAAAGACCTGCTTGAGTGTCGAATACGTTTAGGCCGTGTCTTCAGAACCATTTTATCCTCTTGTTCGTGCCCTTCACGGTGGGCTGTGGGAGAGTAGATACGAAAAAAGACCTCTTACGAAGGTCTGGTATGCAGCTTGCGCCGCTTACTAGACACTCGTAAAAAGTCTTTACAGCATCTAGTTTACCTTACCTTCGGCTACTTTGCAATAGCAATACAAGTATAGCGTCTATTTTTTATCGTATCAAGGGGTATCTGTTGAGCCATTTTTAGCCTACTTGTGGATAAATCTTTGCTATAATAAGTACATGGATAAACTCGAGGAGTTTGCGTTCTATCTCGTCCGCTATGTATTTTTCCCCGTCGCCGCTATTCTCTATTGTGCGATACCGTTTGTGATTGGGTACTTCCTTTGGCTGTTTGCCGTCCCCTGGTGGCTGGTCGCCGTAATCTGTGTGGGAGTGAGTGCCTATTTATTTTTTCGTGCTATTAGAACTCTTTTTTCGTGATGTGTATCCGCCTTCGGGTTTTTCTTCGTAGTACGCAATGATATTGCAGGTATAACAAGATTCAGCAGACTTTGAAACATAGCGCTGAGATACAACCGCAACCATCGCTGGGCAAGTTTTACATGGTGCCATGTGGGTAGCGCGCATAGTACTTACAGGGTGACGGGTTATTCGCTCGCGTACTTTGTCGAGCATTCTCCTGAGGAAATCTTCCCGTGCTAGCATCTCTGATTCGTATGACATGACCGTAGCATACCATGAACGAATAGAACAGTTGTCCACAAGGTGTCGCTTGCCACTAGACGAGATTTATGGTAATTACAATACCTATGACTGAACAACAAAAAAAGCAATTGATGAGAGAGCTGGGGCGAGCAGGTGGATTGGCGCGCGCAAAGAAGCTATCAAAAGAAAAACTATCCCAGATTGGGCGTATGGGGTACGAGGCCAATATCGAGAATATGAGGAACGCCAAGACTGGGGATAAAGTACCGGCTAGTGCTAAAAAATAGCTTATTCTAGCATACTTGACACGCTTAACAGCTAGGCGTACTATATAGACATAAGACGCTAACAAAAAAAGATATGACAACCTTTCGACCAGGTACCAACGGTTCGACGCTTCACAGCGTAACAAGTGCAGTTCCAAAAAATTTTTATGGCGGGTGGAGACAAACACAAACAGAAACATCTTACTGGACATATAGCGACTTAATTGATGATACGAAAGACATTGATTGCAACGTGTGTGGTCAGCCGGTAGCAGGACACGCGCATCACTCATTCGGACATTGCGCTTACGAACAGGGATAATATGTGTCCACATTCACTGCGTACATATATGGGACACGGACTATCTAAGTGTCTAAACCATATTTGCCTAGCTACCATAAAAGATGAAATGCCATTATTCGATGCAGATGCAAACATGAGTGCATATGGAATTGCAGATAGGGCAAGTACACTCATTGACTGGACACCGAACGGACACTTAATTATCTTGCCTTTTTAAAAATATGCTCATAGAAAAAATCGCAATGACGCTGTTGCTCCTGTGTATTCCCGTATTGATTTTAGCTCAACTGCTTAACAGCATCGCGTTATCATGGGCAACTCTCTGTATGGCTTTAGCACTTATTATCGGACTACTTCTTAACGCCATTTGGAGGATATGAGCGAGAAACAGCGCGCGGTAATTCAGAAGGCTATGGCGGAGTGGCTAACACTTTCTCAAGCCTCCGCACGCGCAACGGCATTAGAAGAAGTTATGCCACTACTCCCTAAGGCACTCGGACGGTTATCGCTTATTCTCGCAGAAGACGACGAAGCAAACGCATGGGTAGTGATTGACTGGATTATGGACACTTACTCTTACATGGGACGACAACGAAAGATAGCCGACGCGATTAAGAAAATTAGTGAACTACGATAAAAGATATGACAATTCTCAATAAGATTCAAAAAGAGCTTAAGGCACCAAAAGGACAGTGGAATAAGTTTTCAGAGTTCTGGTACCGCAACTCTGAGGATATTTTGGAATCGGTAAAGCCACTACTCGGCGACGCGATACTCACTATCAGTGACGAGATTGTACAAGTTGGTGACCGATACTATGTAAAAGCAACAGTAACTCTTAAAGACGGCAACGACAGTATCAGCGTATCAGCCTATGCACGAGAAGCATTGACCAAGGCAAAATTTGATGAGGCACAAATCACAGGAGCGGCATCATCGTACGCTCGTAAGTACGCTCTCAACGGACTGTTCTGTATTGACGATACAAAGGACGCAGACAGCGACAAGCCACAAGATACCAAGGAGCCTACTAAAACCGCCCATAGCGCAAAACATAGCGTTAAAAACGAGCCTACAGTGATCGTATCAACCGCAGAGCAAGAGCAGAAGGACGAGATTGTACGCCTCCTTAAACTCGACATCTCTTTCCAAGGGAAA